TCGCGGGTGTAATAAAGTTTTTTAGTGACGAAACTAAGAGCTTTGGTGACGCCATCTTAGATGTTTTTAAATTCGTTGGTAACGCCGTGAATTTTGTATTAAGTGGCGTTTCCCGCGCATTTTTATATATTATCGAAGGTGTTTTTCATGTAGCAGCACTTCTTTTCACCGGTGGCCTATCAGTGCTTCTTGAGGGCGCCGCCATGGTACTTGATGCGATAGGATTGGATTCAGCAGCCGATACTTTAAAAGGGATCTCTCCTCACCGTGTAATACGCGGAATAAGTAGCGGTATTAACACAGCAATCGAAAATATTCCATACTTTGAAAACGGGACTGATTTTGCCCCTGGCGGCATGTCACTTGTTGGCGAAGCTGGTGCGGAATTAATGAGTGTCCCACGAGGGGCTGCCATAACCCCAGCCGAACAAACAAAAACCATGATGTCTACGCTAAAAACATTTAACAATATAATGACTAGCTCGCAAGCTGTTGAAAATGTCAATAGTGTGGTCAACAATCAAAACACTAACGTTGCCACTCAAAACACCGTGGCGACAACACAACAGACCAGTCCATCTCCAGCACCTGCCGCGGCAGGACCACAAACCATGAACTTGAATTTGGTTTTAAAGATGGATGAAAGAGAGATAGGCAGAGTGGCTAAAAGAGTTTCTATGGATGTGATGGCTAAAGGCTTGGAGGTTTCTGTATAATGGCAGAAAAACCTACTAACGTAATAAGAATTACAGCACTACATCTACCTGGTGGAGACATTGCTACTTATTCTGCTAGAACAGAGGGTACTGCGCAAGCGTTATTTTATTGTTTAAACGTTAGCATGGTAGATAATTATAACCCTAGCTGGAGTAGTGAGGCGGCATATGGTAAAATGGATGCGATGCCTTTTTATTCATCCACCACAAGAAAATTTAATGTAGAATTTTTAACAGTTGGGATATATAATGATTATAGTCCTACAAATTTACAAAAGACAATGGACAAACTTATTTCATTTCAATATCCAAGATACTCTGAGGCACGAGACGGTACTCGCGCTATAGCAGCACCTCCTTTGTTTCAGTATGAATTTTATAAAGAAAATCGCGCTAATACAACCGTCAACTATAGTTTATTTAAAGCTTTTACCGGGTATATAGAACAACTACAGATCACACCCGGTACAGCTGGTGGCATTACAGTAGGCGGCAAACCTTTGACTCCGGTTGTTGAAGGAGATAATATGTTTGAAAGAGGATATAAAGTATCATTTGACTTTACTGTTCTTCATGAATCAACTCAAGGCTGGGAAAGAAACCGATTTCTTGGTGATCAAATATTTTCGGGCACCCCACGCGCAGGAGGTCAAATTGGCGGCGATGATAGTGACGTGTCTTTAAAGCCAGCGGAAGGTTTCGACCAGAGAGACTTGAATGATGATGTGAAAGCAATAGTTTAAAACTAGAGAGTGCGCCGACGACGGAACAATAGGAGGGAGTATAATATGCCAATTTCGAGATACGCAGATAACACGGTAGTAAGCACATCCGATTCTTCTTACTCAGATTTGCTTACCAAAAGAGGTGTTACATCAATCATTCACTATTCCTTTAAAGAGTTTAAAAAACTAAAAATAAAAGATGTGATAGGGATCTCTGTGGCCAGCCACACATGGCAATTTAATGACAGGTTTTTTAAATTATCTGCCGAATATTACAATGACCCTACCTATTGGTGGATTATAGCGTATTATAACAGCACCCCTTTAGAATCAGATGTTAATGTTGGAGACGTAATACAAATACCACTACCTTTAGAAAATATATTGGAAGCACTAGAGTATTAAGATATGGCTAACGAAGAAAAAACATCAGATGAGCTGATAGGAGGTATTGATCCAAACGCGTTTGATGCTCAAATGCTTTTGATGGATGTGTTCTTAGAGAACATTCCAGGGATAAGTATGGTTAGCGGCCCTCAATATAACCTATCCGAAAAAAATGTCCCTTATTTTCCTCAAGGGTTTGATTCTATTAATACACTATGTGGTCTTAATCTTGAAGGGTCTATAAATTCTATAAATAATTTTATAACACAGTTAACCCCGTTAGAATCTGCTAAAATTTATCCAAGCATATTATTACAAATAGTTGATCACAAAACAGATGTCACATTCAGTATTCCTCTTTCTGGTATAAATAGCCCAGCGTCGACCGGTAAAGGTGGTTTGTTTTCTTACGAAATTCCATTTGCCGACAATCTTTTTTCACAACAAACCGCTTATTTTGTTAAAAATGAAGTTGGTTTAAAATCATTGTCACTACAGTTAGATGGAAATGATTTAACTTTTTTTGGAAAATCTTACATTGTATCACTTCAGCTTCTTTTTGATTCAATGAATACTCTTACTAATGATATAAAAGGGACAACTGAAAAACTAGGATATCCGGTTACTTTTGCGCAAGCTTTTAGATCAGCAGGGGTCGTTGGTGTTGAAAGATTCTATACAAGATTACAACTAAGTTATACAAGTAACGACAAAGAAATAATATCAAAATATGCTTTGAACAGCCCTCAAATGAAATTTTTTCTTTCATTGGAATTGATTGAAACTAAAATTAATGTCGAAGAAAATCTAAAAGTTTCAGTTGATGTAACTTATCAATCTCGTGATGAGTCGCTATTTAATTCAAATTTAATATTTGACTTCTTAGGACTAGATTTAAAAGAAGCTGAAAAAGAGAAGAGAGAACGATTTGATCTAGCGGCCGCGCAAAAAGCCTATCTAGATCAACAAAGAGAAAATTATGTTCAAACGACACGAGATAAAGTTTTGAACAATATCGAATATTCAGGGCTACGAGATAGATTTAAAGGAGTAAGCGATGAACAATTTAAGAAAGATGTAAAGAAATACGGCAAGAACACCCGCGAAGTACTGACAGATTTGAGGGAACGATATCTTGCGCAAGAAGCGGCTATAAAGCAAAGCGCATTAGAAAGAGAATTTGAAAGTAATAATGATATTAAAAGACTGAGAGAGAGAATAAAAAGGACAAAACAAGACGCATTAGATGCCTTGAGTAATGTGAGACATGATGCAATAACTAGAGCGATAGAACAAACATTCGGACTCTCTAGCGCTGCCATTCTTGCGAACTTCACCGCCACCGGCCCGACCTACATCAACACAATTGCTTTAACATCTCAGCAAATATATGATTATTATAATCAAGTAGATCTTACAGAGGGAAAGAAAAAAGATTTATCTGATGCGGCTAAATCAAAAAATTTTGCTAAAGAACCAGTTAAATCCACTGTTCAAATCAAAGGGAAACCAAAAGAAGGCAACAAAGCTAAACAAACAAATCAATCTGGTAAAGCATACGATGCGCCTATCGAGGAGGCTCTTATTAACTTAGGAAGACAAAAACAGATTGATTACATATTGTTTGGCGATATAATGAGAATAGTTTATAAAAGACTTTATGACATAAAAAATATACAAGCAGGAAAGCTATGGTGGTTTACGTCAGACTCCGAAACTGCCTTGGCTAAAATAGAAAAATCGCTAAATAGAACCATTTTGCTTTTCTCTGAAATAACCTTCGAAAGTTTTGAAAAGAAAGTCAATGACCCATTAAACACAAGTTTGATTGAAAAGAGTTTATATGATGTGCCGATATCAGTTAAAAACTTAAGATATATTTTGGCCAAAAAATTATATGGACAACAACAAAATTATTTTACAATATTTCAGTTAATGGACTCTTTAATTGAGTTAATATCGCTCACTCGAAGAAGAAAAGCTCAAGTTATATCAAATCAAGCAAGTGTCTCAAACTTTACATTGAAAAAGTTAACTTATCCGATGAGCAAAGAAAGCTCATTACCGATACAAGTTTGTACCGAACCGAAGTCGCCGGAGGATATTCTCTCGGGCATGTTAATATATGTTAAGCGTGCTAAAGACAACAAACCAGTAAAAGATGCATTAACAATATCTCCAAAATTTGTTTTTGGTGGGCCACCTGCAGGTATAATCAAAAGCTTTAAACTTAATGAAATAGCTGATGATGATTTACAAAAATTAGTAATGGAGCAACTAAGAGGCGCAAATAATCAAGTTATCCCGTCTTTTTTTGAAGCGCAGATAACAACAATATTGGCTCCATTTTTTCAGCTAGGAATGCAAATTAGAGTTCTTGCTCCTACGCTTGACAGTACTGGTACGTCACTTGGAAATATTTTTATTACTGGTGATTATCAAGTGGCATCAATTAATCACGAGTTTACCGCCGGAAGCTCCTTTAATACAACTATTAAAGCGACGTTGTACAACTCTGATAAACAAAAAAGATTAGAAGCGCGTGGCCTAAAACTTAAAGAAGAAAACGAGGAAATAGATTATTTTAACCAAGAGCTTTCGAACTTTCGCTATGAGACTCAGACGGCTGGCATCTCTGCCAAGTTCAGAGCAGAGGAAATAACAGACCGTGATTTTGGCACTAAGAAAACTACCTCTAAAGACAAACCTAAAGGAAGCTAAAAGCAGCTAATGAAAGTTAACTACAAAAAATACGACAACTGGATAATTATATTATGCCTAGAGAAATAGAAATTATACCATTTGCTAGTAATGACTTAAACTCTGATTATCTTTATTCTCAAAGAGAATATTACGTCTCCAGTTCTGAGGTTTATCCAGCAGAGGATGACAGGAACAATATTTTACCCAGGCCATTAGATATATGGTATGAAAGGCCATATTGGGGTAAAGTAGATACAAAAGGTCGTTTAGTATTTCCAGACTCTGATAAATTACTTCAAGTGGGAAATGGTTTAACTATTATTAATTTTATATCTAACGCTTATGATGATTTTAGAAACTTTGCTCTTGACGCTAGAAATCGATTAAGAACTTCTATGACATCTTTTATAGAAATTGATAATCCAAAAAAAGCACAGGAAGGTGTTGTTTTGGATTATCAAAACTATTTTGAAAATACGCTAGATCAAGGTTTCGTTAATACTTATCTATCTGATGTAGACAAAATAAATATGTATAATTTTTTAGATTTTGCCAGAGAGTACGAGGGCTTCGTTGAACAAAATTCAGAAATACCTCACACTCTAGCTGGTTTTTTACTATCTCCACTGGTGAGTTATAGAATCAGTGGCCTGATCATAGAGTTTGCGGAAGATCCTTATGATAGAGATACTGATAAGTGGATTAATTATTTATCAAATGATTTTTTTGATGATTATATTAGATTAGCCGCCTCATTTGGTTTTTATGTAAGTAAACATGTCCCATGGGCGATAGCGGCAAACTTAAATTCAAGTCAAATGAAAAAATACATGGAACCATATGGTATATCAAATGCCGCACAACACTTTAATAAAAATTGTTTACAAGCAGAATATATCAGTTATATATCTTTTAAAAAATACATGTTTCTTTCATATTCATCATTTATATCTCATAGACCTAGAACTGAAGTAATGAAATACAAAAATTGTATAAGAAGTAAGCTAGCTGAATCTTCTTTTAAGCTTGAAAGAGAAATTATTCTAAGACCAGCGGAAATAGCTTATTTTGATCCAAACTACTCTAATTTTACAAATATATATTCAGACTATACTTTTATGAAATTGTATGTTAAAATAAGATTAATAGAAGAAAAAATTAAATTAAAAAGAATAGAATATAATATATTAATTAATAAATTAGTATTTCAATATAAGAATACAGACTTATTTGGAGCAATGCTTTATTTTTCAGACTTTTTGGCCAATAAAAGAAGAAATAATTTTTCTAAGTTGACAAGGATAAAAAATCCTGATATGATGTCTCAGAATGTTGGCACTAGCCAGAGTGCTGGAATATCAGCCTCGTCGTATTTTCCAAGCACTAGCACTGGAGCAACATCAACTGCCTCTACTGGTGGAGGTGGTTCAACATCTGGATATTAAATTGCTTTTTCAAACATTTGATGAAAAAAATAAATGTTCCCTAATTTACAAAAAGGGGACATTTCTAGAACAAATCACAGACAATTGTACAAAAACTTGGTCCTACGCTACTTACTTGCGAGATAAGGAGATTGAATATGCTAATCTTTACACCGGGGGTAAATCCCTGGACGAGCTTTGCCCAGAGGGTATTAGAGGGGAGTGGTCCGCAGTCCAAGCAAGAATCAAAGCGGCCATCAAAGCAGCAAACGAAGTAGGTCTAAATATTGATGATTATTGTATCTATGAACTGATTCCTAGACATTACTTACAAAACTTCGCAGAGATAAAAAATAAAATCTGCGAGGATGTTTTTGACAACTATTCAAAACCCACAAATTATGATCAGTTATTGAAAATAAATAAAATTGCTGCGGATATAAGAACAAAAAAAGTAAACATAGACCCAACACAAATAGAACGCCTCACAGTTCAGGATCGTAATATGTTTAAGACCGTAAGCAATTGTAAGCCTTATATTGATTATGACATATTTAAAACTGTCACTGGACGATTGGCAACAAAACCGAATTCGTTTCCGGTTATGACACTTCCTAAAAAGTATCGCCAAGTTCTTACTCCTACAAACGATTGGTTGTTTGAGTTAGACTTTAATGCTTGTGAATTGCGTGTTGCTTTGGCTCTGTTAGGACATGATCAGCCTAAAGAAGATCTTCATGATTGGAATTTGAAGAATGTGTTTACCAGAACTAAAAGTAGAGAAAACGCAAAGAAAAGGATTTTTTCTTGGCTTTACAATCCAAAGAGCACCGATGATAAGGTGGATAAGATTTACGACCGTAAAATATTAAAAGATATGTATTTTGACAAAGTTTTGGGTAAAGTTTATACACAGTTTGGCCGAGAGATTGACGCAGACGAAGATCACGCGATTAGCTACATTATTCAGTCTACGGCAGCAGATTTAGTTTTTGAGCAAGTCTATAAAGTTTGGCAGTTTCTTCAAGGAAAAAAATCTTTTGTTAAATTTTGTAATCACGATAGTTTAATTGTTGACCTTTCAGAAGATGATCAACACGACATAAATCAAATATCAAAACTATTTAGTGATACTAGGTTCGGCAAATTTAAAATAAACCATGAGGGTGGAAAGAATTGGGCCGCTATGAAACCGTTGAATATAAAGTGAGGTACCCACAATGAAAGTTACAAAAGATTATCTTAAACAATTAATCTTAGAAGAGCTGAGTGAACAAGAGGGATTATCTGCTGCTGATTTCAAAAAGCAACAAATACAACAAGCAACTAAAATGCAGTCGGGTGTTCAAGATAAAGAAAGAGCAATACTATCTCAAGTTGAGTCAAAACTGAGAAAGTTTGCCGAAAAGGGAAACTTAGCAGCCGCAGGCCGATTAACAAGAATCTTACAAATGTTAAACGCTGAATTGGATAAGGTGCTTAAGAAATGAGCGAAATGAAGCTTATAATGGAGAATTGGAATAACTATTCCAAAGCACAAAAGCTAGCAGAGGATTCCGACTATGTTCATAATTTTTTAGGCGTTAGTCCTCTTTTATTAGAATCAAGCAGAAATGAATATTACAGACAGATTCTAGTAGAGCAGCAATTGTACGAAGGTCTACTTGACTCAATTAAAAATTTTATTAAATCGAAAACAGGGCCGGCAAAACAATTGGGAAAAGTAATTCTATTATCACTAAAAGACCAAACAAACGCAAAAAAGTTCATAGAACTGGTCAAGAAAAAAGTTTTTGATCCCGCAAATAAACAGCTCGCAGCAATTTTTTCAAAGTTAAAACTTACTAGCATCTATAATGCTATAAATGAAAAAATATTAACTCCACTCAGAAATATAAAAAGTTTAGTAAAGCAGGTTCTCGCTATCACGACAGCGGCAGTTATACTTACTGAACTTTTTGAAAAGATAAAGCCTTTCATAAGTGCGCAAGGCGCTATCGATAAATTAATTGGAGACGCCGGCGGAAAAGTTGAAGATTTTGTTTTAGGGCTTTTGAAAGGTACCGGCGCCGCCGTTGAAGCTGCAGCCGAATCTGAGGGTTTTAAAGATTGGCTAGCAAACACCGCAGGATCTGTCGCTGGTGGGGTTATAAAAGTCTCAGACATTTTGGAGCCTGCGACCACCGCGTTTTTTGCTGGAGCTGCCGGCCTGGGATTAAAGGGTCGACAAAAAAAGACTGCCGCTCAAAAAAAGAAGGCGCAACAAAAAGCGTCAAAATTAGCAAGAAAAAGAAACAGATAGAGGAATAAATGCTAACCGTCATAGGCTTGGGTAAAGCAGGGTGTAACATAGCGGACGCACTCTCGACTTATCCACAATATCAAGTGAAAAAAATAGATGTGGGATTGAAAAAGACCAAAACAACATTTGGTCTTAAGCACCAAGACAGCCCTGAGCTTTATGAAAAAAGCAATATGCCGAAAGGTATAAATAATTTCCTAGAGGGGGTGATGCCTGAAACTTTATTTATCACAAGTTGCGGGGCTGTCTCTGGTGCTTCCTTAAAGATTTTACAGAAAATACACACCAAAACCAAAATACGAGTAATGTACGTCCTGCCACAGAGAGATGACCTTGCTGGTGAAAAACTCTTACAAAATAACCTACTTTTCAACGTCTTTCAAGAATATGCTCGATCAGGATTATTAGATCGGGTGTTTTTAGTTGACAATTCTAAATTATCTGATATAATAGGCCCTGTAGCAATAATGAAGTTTTGGGATTCAATAAACAACTTGATTGCTACAACTTATCACATGCTAAATGTATTTCAAAACACACAGGCAATAATGACTACACAAACAAAACGTATTAATACTGCGCGTGTATCCACCTTTGGTTTACTTGACTCAGAAAATAATCAAGAAAAAATGTTTTTTGATCTTGACATTCCAAGAGAAAAAAGTTATTATTATGGTGTTCCGAAAAAACAATTGGAAGAAGATCCTAATCTTATGGAGGTTATTCGTAAAAATTTAAAATGTAATGTAGAACACGAAAAAATGAAAACTACTTATTCGGTACACTCAACCGATTATAATGAGCTTATAGCTTACTGCGAAAAAAGCAGCACTTTAATACAACAACTAGCAGTGTGATAGATCAACGCACTGACTTTAACTAAGGAGAAAATTATTATGGGAATTAATATGGAGAAAATGCGTGCTCGTATGGAGGCGCTACAAGGAAACGGAAACAATCGAAAGAACAATTTTTGGAAACCACAGGAGGGTGAGCAGACTATTCGTTTAGTAGCTCCGTCAGATGGCGATCCCTTCCGAGATTATTGGTTTCACTATGACGTAGCGGGTGAACCTGGATTTCTTTCGCCAAAGCGTAACTTTGGTGAGGATTGCCCACTCGATGATTATGTACGTGCTCTATGGCGTGAAGGCTCTGAAGAGTCAAAGCGTGTTGCGCGTAAGCTAGGTGCGAAGCAACGTTTCTTTGCTCCGGTTCTTGTTCGAGGACAAGAGGAAGAAGGTGTAAAAGTTTGGGGATTTGGTAAGCGTGCTTACGAGACTCTGCTTGGCCTTGTTCTTAACCCAGAATATGGTGATATCACAGACCCATCAGAGGGCACTGATCTTGTCATCACTTACTCAAAACCAGCAGGAGCATCTTATCCAGAGACTAAGATTACTCCTCGGCGCAAGTCTTCTCTTCTTCACGAGGACGAGACACAAGCGCGAACTATCATGGAGTCTGTCCCTGATTTTGACGAAGTATTTGCCGATGCTCGTCGCTCTACTAATCAGGTAACGGATATCCTTGATCGCTTCCTCAACACTGTTGATGAAGTTACTTCTAACCAGTCAGTAACGTCTACTGCTGGAAACGTTTCGGATGTCGATAAGGCATTCTCTGAGCTACTTGGTAGCTAACTCCTTGGGGGGCTTGTCCCCCCTTTTTTTATTTTACTATGAAAGGAAGGGATAAAATTGCTGGTAAGGGCGATTCACTGCGAAGAGTGTAATACAACTGTTTATTCAAGAACATCAGAAGACTTAAGAGAATGTAAATGTGGCCGTGTGAGAGTTTACGGCGGTTTCTTAAGTCATTTCAAATATGATATAATGGGTAAAAAAACAAAATACAAAACCATAAAAATGGAAATCAAAGCAACACCTGATGATCTGTATGATGATTATGAAAATATGGAAGACAGGTTTGGCTTGATAAACAAAAACACAGATAATAAAAAAACACAAACAACGTATGTTTTTTAGGAGATAATTGTGAAAAAATGGACAAAAGGAGAAGAAGGTTTTGATAAAGCCTTACAAGACATAGCAAATAAATACAAAGGTCTTGGAGGCGGCCCAAGCAGCGAATCTTCAGTTCATGCTTCAAAGCAGGACATAAGAGACGGGTTTGCTTGGTTTTGGTCTGATAATAGCGATGTGTCTAATTTAATTCAACGATCTAGAGATTATATTTTAGAGATCAGAGATCATGGTGATAATATTTCATTTAAGTTAGATAAGGCTGGTTATCGTGGTCCAATATACGCATTTAGACCAGATAGATTGCTAAATGAAAACTTAGATGAGGAGGAACATGAGATTGGCTAAAAAGAAAGCAGCTGGTCGTCTGTCGATGGACCAGATGAGAAAACTGATAAATAAAAAAGCAGGACAAGAAGTCTCTGTTGATCTGGCAGATCCAAATAATCCAACGACGGTAAAACAATGGATTCCAACTGGCTCACGGTGGCTAGATAGTATTATCTGTCGCGGTAAATTAGCTGGCATTCCTGTAGGTAAGGTTTCAGAGATTGCCGGGTTAGAAGCTAGCGGTAAGTCTTATATGGCCGCACAAATAGCAGGCAATGCTCAGAAGATGGGTATTGACGTTGTTTACTTTGATTCAGAGTCGTCGTTAGATTTTAATTTCTTAGAGAAAGCTGGATGCGATCCAACTAAGATTCTTTATGTTCAAGCAACCTCAGTAGAGTTTGTCTTGGAGACAATTGAGGAACTACTTTCTTCAACAGATAGTCAGTTTCTTTTTATCTGGGATAGTCTGGCTCTTACGCCTTCTATTTCGGATGTTGAAGGCGACTTTAATCCACAGTCAACAATGGCCGTAAAAGCTCGTATTCTGTCAAAGGGTATGTCAAAACTAACTGTTCCTATTGCGAATAGTCAATCAACATTCTTGGTTTTAAATCAGTTGAAGGCAAATATTACTCGTTCGCCATCTGAGGCCCTGACGACGCCTTACATGACACCGGGTGGCAAAGCAATGATTTATGCCTACTCTCTTCGAGTTTGGCTTACACGTCCAAAGGCAAAAGCATCTTTTGTGACTGACGATAAAGGTTATCGCATTGGCAATACCGTTAAAGTTAAGTTGGAAAAGTCTCGCTTTGGTTCACAAGGGCGCCAATGTAAGTTTCAAATACTTTGGGGTGATAGTGTTGGTGTTGCTGACGAAGAAAGTTGGTTTGATGCCATTCAAGGGTCAGAGCACTTAGATCGAGCAGGAGCGTGGTATGAACTTAAGTTTGCTGATGGTACGAGCGAAAAGTTTCAATCTGCTCGATGGGTTGACAAACTACAAGATGACAAATTTAAGTCACGCGTGCTTGAAATAATGGATGAAGAGGTTGTTCGCAAGTTTGATAAAAGAACTGGTGACGCCACTGAATTCTATGAGGAAAGTGCTTAAAGGTAAAACATGAGTGAGAGAGTCATCATTATAGATGGACTAAATATGTTTCTGCGAAGTTACATTGTAGTCCCACAACTTTCGAAAGAAGGCCAGCCCATTGGTGGAACAACTGGCTTTCTTAAGTCCCTTCAAAAGCTCTGTCGTGAAATGAAACCAACACAAATTGTTGTCTGTTGGGATGGTCGCGGCGGAAGTAGAAAACGTAAACAACAAAATAAAAATTACAAAGAGGGCCGAGCGCCAATTCGACTTAATCGTAATTTTAAAGTTTTAACAGAGGACCAAGAAAAAGAAAATAAAATCTGGCAGCAAGAAAGAATTTGTGAGTATCTAAATAGCTTTCCAGTTATGCAGTTGATAGCAGATGAAGTTGAAGCAGATGATATTATTTCTTACATATGTCGTCAAAGTTGTTTACGCGATAGTGAAAAGATTATTGTTTCAAGCGATAAAGATTTTTATCAGCTTCTTGACAATAAGACTATTCTTTATCGACCAGTACAGAAAAAGCTTTTAACGCAAAATAGTGTGATAGACGAGCATGGCATTCACCCAAATAACTTTGCTCTTGCTCGTGCTATCGTCGGAGATAAATCTGATAATTTAGATGGAGTTCCTGGTATTGGATTGAAAACAGTTGCTAAACGCTTTCCTTTCTTTCAAAAGGAGGAAGACGTTTATATTAATGATTTAATGGAGTTCTGTGAAAATCAAGAAAGCAACGCTAAGGCGTTTACCTCTATAAAAGAGAACAAACAACTTATTCAGTCTAATTATAACTTGATGCAGCTGTATAGTCCTAGTCTCTCGGCACAGACTAAACAAAGCATCGAATGGATTATTGACAACTTCGAACACACCTTCAATAAGACTCAAACGTATAAAATGATGTTAGAGGATGGGATCAATGAGATCAATTGGAATTCTATGTTCGAAAGTTTCGCAAGAATCCAAAGGGATAAAAAGGAACTTAATAAATGAAGAACTTAAAACCAATTTTTATTGAAAATAGCAAACTACCTTATTGGCTATCGAAGATCGCTCCTATCGATGTATGGGCTTTCTCTGCTGGTCCATTTGTTGTTTGTCGAGGGCAGTTAAGTGAAAAAACAATAACTCACGAGACTATTCACTTTTTACAGCAAGTTGAAATGTTGTTTGTGTTTCAATGGATTTTATACGGTTTGTTTTATGTTATTGGTCGTTTTACAAAGGGAAGCTGGAAAGCAGCGTATTACGGAAACCCATTTGAGGTCGAAGCATACGCAAACGACTTAGACCCAGATTATCTTGAAGAAAGAAAATTTTGGGCCTGGACAAGCTATGTAAAAAGTTTGTTTAGTCGACAAAGCTAAAAGCAGTATAATTACCTATAGGGGGCGTGATCATTTCCGCACCCCTTATGGGAGTTATATCATTGAAAAAAATACTTATTATCACTTTATTAATCTTATCTTTTGCTGCCACAGCAGCGCCACCAAAAAAATCAAAATTTTATGATTTCGGAGATCAAATGATCGACGGAGAAATCAAGAAACCAACGGGCCAATACATCAATTCTAGAGAACGAGCAAGGTTTGATAGACTGTTGAGTTTAAAGAAATCTTTTCTGCCTAAAATGTTTCTCACTTCAAAAGAAAAAATATTTAAATAATTTGGGCTTGACATTGCTTTTTACTTAAGTTAAATTATAGTTACTGTATAACACAGGAGGCAGTGGTGCGAAACTTTTTATACGGTTTAGGTTTATTACTGTATATTTTGCTCACCTCTGCGTTTGTTCAGCCTGTTGATTATAGCGAATCATCAAGCATTTCAGAGACTTCTGAGAAATCAAAAAGCAAAAAGAAAAAGAAAAAAAAGCGTAGACTGAGACGCTAAAGTTTTTTACCCTATAACATTCACCACTTATGAAATAGTTGATATTCAACTTGACTTTTCAAACCATAAAGGTTATATTTATATCCACAAGTCAGCGAGGAATTAATGGACAGTTTAGGAATTTTTGGAAAGAGTTTCCAAGAAAACATGTGTAAGCTTATGCTTTACGACCGGTCTTATTGTGACCAAATGCAGGAAGTGTTAGATGTTAAATATCTAGAGCTAAAGTATCTTCAAGTTTTTACTGATAAACTTTTTAATTATAAGAAAGAATATGGGATTCATCCGACAAACGAAACACTCAACTCGGTTCTCAATACAGAACTAACAGATGAAAATGAAGTAATCCAAAAACAAGTGATGGATTATTTTGTCAAAGTCCAGGCGTTTCCGGATATATCAGACAAAGACTATATTGTGTCTAAATCTGTAGACTTCTGTAGAAAACAAGTTCTTAAAAAGGCAATGATGAAGTCGGTGCCTCTTTTGAACAAGTGCTCATTTGAGGAAATAGAAAAGTTAATATCTGATGCCCTACGTTTAGGTATAAACAATGATCATGGTTATGACTACATTAAAGATTTTGAGGCTCGCTTTATTGAACGAGCCCGTAATCCAGTTACAACCGGCTGGACAAAGATAGATAAAATCACCAAAGGCGGTCTGGGCCAAGGCGAACTTGTGGTGGTTGTTGCCCCAACTGGTGCGGGAAAATCACATGTTCTCGTTCACCTTGGGGCACAAGCACTCAAGCAAGGTAAAAACGTTGTTCATTTTACGTTAGAACTTGCCGATACGTCCGTTGCTCAACGTTATGATGCCTGTCTTACCGGTATTCCATTAGACGAACTTATAAATCAAAAAGATGAGGTTTATGATGTAATCAAGGATATTGATGGGCAACTTATTGTAAAAGAGTTTCCAACTAAGTCTGCTTCTGTTGTGACGCTTAAAAATCACTTAGAAAAAATCAGACAAACAGAAATGGAAATCGATATGATCGTTGTTGACTACGGCGATTTATTAAAAAGTTCAGTAGTTCGTAAAAATTCTGAGAAAAGACATGAATTAGAATCTATTTATGAAGAGCTACGCGGACTTGGACAAGAGTTTGGTTGCCCTATAGTAACCGCTTCACAAACCAACCGAAAGGGTCTTAACGAAGAAGTAATCACAATGGAGTCAATCTCGGAAGCATTTAATAAGTGCTTTGTTGCGGATTTTATTATCAGTCTATCTAGAACTATTAAAGATAGGAATGCTAATATTGCGCGTATTTTTGTCGCCAAAAACAGAAACGGCCCCGATGGAATCGTGTTTTCCGCGTTTATGGATACATCGAGCGTGTCTATTAAAGTCCTAGAGAGAGATGATGTTGTCAAGTTACAACAACAGCAATTAGCGAAACAACAACAGAAGGAATTCTCCAAAGCCCGAGAAGTCTTTAGAAATATGAATAAATAAGGAGAGAAAGACATATGCCACAAGACATCGCCAACAAGACATTATCGGACATAACAGTCCATATGAAGTACGCAAAGTACTTACCACAGAAAGAGAGAAGAGAAGTATGGTCAGAGTTAGTAGATCGCAACAAAGCGATGCATTTAAAAAAGTTCCCGGAGATGAAAGAAGAGATAGAAGCTGCTTATGAATATGTATATGATAAAAAAGTTTTGCCTTCTATGCGTTCTATGCAGTTTGGCGGTAAGCCCATTGAAGTGGCCCCTAATCGTATTTTTAATTGTGCCTATTTGCCTATCGATGATTGGCGTTCATTTCATGAAATTATGTTTTTACTTCTTGGTGGCACTGGTGTCGGCTATAGCGTACAGTTTCATCACGTAAACAAACTACCAGAGATTACAAGACCGTCTGTTAAGCGTACACGTCGCCACCTTGTTGGTGATAGCATAGAAGGCTGGGCAGATGCCGTAAAGGTTTTGATGAAGTCCTACTTTACTGGTGCTTCAAAAGTTCGTTTTGATTATAGTGATATCCGGCCAAAAGGAGCCAGACTAGTAACTTCAGGTGGCAGAGCGCCAGGACCACAGCCTCTTCGTGAATGCTTGGTAAAGTTGGAAGGTATCTTATGTAACAAAGAAACAGGTGATAAACTTACTCCTATTGAAGTTCATGATATGGTGTGTTACATCGCAGACGCAGTTTTAGCTGGTGGCATCAGGCGAGCGGCTCTAATATCTCTATTTTCTGCTGGTGATGATGAAATGATCTCCGCAAAGAGCGGTCACTGGTGGGAAAAAAACCCGCAACGAGGCCGAGCAAACAATTCTGTTGTTCTTATGCGCCACTTGGTTACGGAAGAGTTCTTTAAAGACCTCTGGTTTCGCGTAAAGGCGTCAGGAGCAGGTGAGCCAGGGTTTTATTTCTCAAATGATAAAGACTGGGGCACTAATCCATGCTGTGAGATCGCTCTTCGCCCCTACCAGTTCTGTAATCTAACAGAAATCAATGCTTCTGACGTAGATAGCCAAGAGGAAATCAACGCAAGAGCCCGAGCAGCCACATTTATTGGTACTTTACAGGCTTCTTATACTGATTTTCATTATCTTCGCGACGTATGGCGTAGAACAACGGAAAAAGATGCTCTTGTTGGCGTTTCTATGACCGGCATTGCTTCAGGAAATGTTCTTAAGTTAGATATGAAAGAGGCAGCAAAAGAAGTAAGAGAAGAAAATAAAAGAATCGCTGATCTTGTGGGCATTAAACCAGCAGCACGCACAACTTGCGTAAAGCCAGCAGGAACAACAAGCTTAACTCTTGGAACATCCTCTGGTATTCATGCTTGGCATAACGATTATTACATTCGCCGCTTACGAGTCGGTAAAAACGAAGCAATATACAATTATTTGTCTATTTACCACCCAGATCTTGTAGAGGACGAATTTTTTAGACCACATGACACAGCAGTTATATCCGTCCCCCAGAAAGCACCGCAAGGAGCTATCACACGAGATGAAACTGCTATGGATATGTTAGAGAGAGTTAAAAAAGTTTCTACAGAGTGGGTGAAAAATGGACATGGCAAGGGTCAAAACACTCACAATGTTTCAGCTACTGTTTCTATTCGCGAAGATGAGTGGGATACTGTTGGCCAGTGGATGTGGGATAATCGTGCTGTTTATAATGGTTTATCTGTTCTTCCTCATGATGGTGGCACTTACAAGCAGGCTCCGTTTGAAGACTGTGACGAAGTAACTTATATTAAGCTGCTAGATACACTGGAAGATATTGATTTATCTAAGGTTATCGAGATTGAAGACAACACAGACCTCAAAGGCGAACTAGCTTGTGCTGGTGGGGCTTGCGAAGTTTCATAAAAATCCTCTTGACAAATTAATAAAATTTTATTATTATATGTCTATGAAGAAATCAATTATTGGTTTGGTCCTCACACTTGCTCTTGGGTGTGAAATTAGACCTCATCCCTTTTCAAGAGTACAATTTGTTAACCAACCGGCACAACCAGTTGCTGCTTGTGAATATAATTTTTATCATACTGGTCCAAGAAATTATGAGTACTGCACGTCGTATGACGAGTTTGGTGACTGTGATTGTTACGTAGTTTACGATCCAACAGTCATTGATCACGAGTGCTATGTTGAATATTGTTACTACTGGGATACTTGCCGGTGGGAAACTTACGATTACAGTTGTTATTAAGGAGAAAAAAATGACACCAAAATTTTTACAAGTTGTTGAAGAAGTAGAAGAAAATCAAAACAATGAAGAATCAAAAGATCATTATGTTGTTAACTATCTTAAATCTATGATCGCTTTAGAAGAAGCTATGGAACCTTTTAAAGAGCAGAAAAAAGAGTTACGAGCAGAATATATTGAGAATGGCTGGTTAAGTAAAGAGGAGATTTGGTCTGCTATTAAGGCATTTCGAATGTACCAAAAATCAGCTGATCTCGATGCCGTTAATGAAATGTTTGATCTAATTGAAAAGAAATTTGGCCCGAAGGAGGAAGTATGAGTTTAGATCCAAGAAATCGTTTTTTATTATTAGAGGAAGCACCAGCACAAACGGAAAAAGAGCTACCAACTATTCTTCTACCAGAAGATTATAATGTAAAAACAAATCCATTTGCCGTGTATAAGATTAGTCAAATTTCAACTGACTGTACCAAAGTTAGTTTAGAAGACATTGGTAAATTAGTTGTGGTTGAAGATCACATGGTTTCAACAGCCAGTTTGGATCAAGGTGACTTCTTGTTGGTTCAAGAAAACCACATTTATGGAGTTTTGGGTTAAATTAAAACAATTAACCTATTTAAGTTTATTAACTTTAATATACAATGAGTAAAAAGGAGAATAAGGTTTGATAGGATATATTGTTTTAAGTGTTATCACTACAAATAACTTAAGTTATGACTACAATGATCTAATAAATGAGGCGTATGAATGTAGAAACGCCAAACAAGAAGTATTGGATACGGGAATAGTAGAAAAGCTAGTTGAAATAGAAGATTTCTACTTTCAAGCATATAAAATCCCAGAAGATTTACGAGGAATGTTGCTAGCTGCAGCTTGTGTTGAGAGTGGTTACGATGCCCGTGCAAAAGGCGATTGGAAAATCACTTTTAAAACAAAAAAGCACCCGAGGGCCAAAGGAATACTTCAGTTTTGGCATTGGGCAGAAAAAGAATATGGACTCAATAGACTCGACCCAATACAATCAGCTCATGTTTGGATGATTCACGTCGCAAATACTCGTGATAAAGATCGTTGTAGAGGCTACAGGATGACAAATAAACAAAAATGGCTAGGTGCTTGGGCACAAGCTGTTAGAGGTCGCCTTACAAAACAAAACCGATATCGTTGCTTTCAGCGAACCAAGCACTGGAAGAAATTAAGGAAATGGAAGAAAAATATTAAAAACTATGACGAAGGATGTTAATATAACAATTGGTGGAAGCTTAAACGCTCTACAATGGGCTTATCAACACGGGACTAGATTGATAATAAATAAGCCTTCCTTTCCTCCTCCCTATGAGCCCTCAAGCACAAAACTTGCCTGGGGGCTACTTTATTACAAGCTGATGATGGACGGCAAAATAATTGGTGGCGATTATGTAAATGCAGTCCGAATTGACGATGACGAAATCATCGTTGCTTGTAAAAATAATATAATAAACAAAACAGTTTATAATAAAGTAACTCTTTTTGATGACGAAAACGTCATAGGACTTCCTAATCAAAAAGAAGAAGTCGATCAATTTACCATAATAGACACAATGTTGGCCGTATCTTTTGTTTTTAAAGACACAGCCTTTACTCTTAAGACAGGCGACGACTTAGTAAGCGAAATCCACATCCACAAAGATTATATAAACAGTCCAGCAAAAATAGCAGTTGTTTCAAATTTAAATAAAAAACAGTTGAATGACTTTAATTTTTCTGATACAATGGCTAAGTTCAAGACAGAAACAATACTGAAAGATGTAGGTTTCACGGGAAACTTTATGAAAAGAGATGAGATTGTTTTAGAAGTTCAAGAGCGAATAGTTAAACCTAAAATGAATATCTATGAGGAAGCAGAAAAAATAAAGTTTATCTATGTATGAACCCGCACTAACAATAAAAAACAAAACACACGTAAACCTAGCAGGGATAGTCCCAGTAGCTGGTCAACCACTTGACTTCAACTTTCCCTGGCATGATAGCCTAATGCCTATTGGACACAACTACCTTGCTGTTGAGAAAGCAGTCTTTGATTGTGTAGTCGCAGGTTGTAATACAGTTTGGCTAGTATGCCCACGAGATATGCAACCTCTAATACGTTATCGCCTGGGTGATTGGGTTGTGGACCCTGTTCGTTATGACAAAGGACACACTTTTGGGAAAAGACCAAAAGTTTATGAAGTTCCCATTTACTATACGCCAATGCACCCAAAAGACACAGGCCGTAGAGATTGCCTTGCTTGGAGCATCATTACAGGCGCTCAGTATGCTTGGCATGTAAGTAGAAAGATAAGTCGTTTCGCACATCCAGATAAATACTTTGTTTCGTTTCCTTACGGCATGTTTTCTCCATGGTGGCTAAAAGACCACAGGGCAGCGATAAGAAATACAGATAAGAATTTTTATGTTGAATGTGACAATAAAAACTTTAAAGATGGCCGCTTCTTGCCCTTTACTTTCTTTTCAGAAGATTTTTTAGAATGTCGTAAACATTTTAGAAAAAGTGAAACAAAAGGTTATGATGATAAGCTAAACAAGTTAAAAGCGTCTGAAAGTTGGACCGGTCGGTATTTTACTCACGACTTTGTTTTTAGTAAAGTAAACACAGAAGGCGCATCAACTTGTAGCCTGCCTTGGTATTATGATGTCTCTTCTTGGGAGGGACTAAAAGATTGGCTAGGTGGCGAACACAAATTAGAAAGGCCAAAAGAATTTTTAATGTCATATAACGAATGGAACCCACTAGGAGTAGATATTGAAGAAAACACTGAAGATAATTAATGAAGTTTTATATTTTGTAATATTTTATACAGCGCTTTTGTGTTACTCGGCCGCGTATAAAATTCAAAGCTTTTTAATCAGAAAGAAAAACAAATAACTATTTATTATTGTGAAACTTATACTTGAAAATTGGCGTCAATACTTAAAAGAACAACAAGAGTCCGAACTGGGTGTCTATGTTGAAATGGAAAAAGGTTATGCAATAAGCCTTTCTTTAGTTAACTTAAGCGCCATACGTCAGCAACTACAAAACGCTTCTTCAGTTCAAGACTTTGTAAATAAACTTAAAAGCAGAGAAATGTATGATAGGGCAATATTGGGAAACATACGAGCACAGTATAACCCCATGTTGGCTAAGTCTGGTGTTTCTGGCGGTCAATGCGGTCCTTCTGATAGCTATTCTGTTATTGGTTCTATTGGAAAAGGATATGGAGAAGAGCTATACAATGCCCTTCTTGGTTTCGCCGCATCGCAGAAAGATTACATATATATCACACCGGATAGGAATTCTGTTTCCCCAGGCGCCTCGAAAAGATGGAAGAAGGTTGATGATCAAACAGCAGATATAACTCCTCCGGGGACATCGGATATATATAACACAACGTTTGACCCAGTGGGGCAAAAACGAACCGCACCAACTGATGATGATTGTAAAGTTCATGGCGTTGATCACCTAGATAGAGGTTATAGAGATGTAAATCAGGTTGCATTTTATAAAAAATTAAAAGATAATTTAGATAACTTCTTTGTTAAGGAAGTGGAACCAATGTTTGAAAAACCAGGGTTTTTTGCTAAGTTATTTGGTAATACACCAGAGAGCAAAGCTTTGAAAATAAAGAAACAACTTCTTAAAGTAGGGAAAGCAAAGTTTTATGATTATCTCGCACTCGGCCACCAATTCGTTTAAAATAAATGTAACAGAGTTAACCAACCTAATAATAAATGATATAAAGTTCTGCTCTATCGAAGATGGCAAATGTTCTGCCTTTCTTCATCTAACCGAAGATGCTCCAGAGTTCTCCATCAGGTGGGGAAATAAAATGCTCGTAAAGGAAGCTAATAAACCTTTTTCTATTGAACATCCATTACTAAACAAACATACCTTTAAAATCACAAACGTTCGACCCAAACCAAAGCCGATATCTATTTTTGAGTGGCTCAAAACACGTTAAGTTTTCTCTTGACTTTAAACGCAAACTATATTAGTATTAGCAAAAATAACTTGGAGAATAAATGTCCGAAAGAACACAAAGTAGTATTCCGTTTGTAGGGCTTCACGCTCACAGCGGAACAGGTAGCCCTTTTGATGGACTCGGCTATCCTGGCGAACATATGGATTTTGCCTATCAAAATGGTAATGATGCTCTGGCCTTAACTGATCACGGCAATATGAACGGCTTTGCTTATCAGGTACAACATGCTCAAAAAATGATGAAGGAAGGCAAAGACTTCAAGCCTATCTTTGGTGTCGAAGCTTACTTCTTGCCTAGCATTGAAGAATGGCGACAAGAGTTAGAGCGCGTCAAAGAGGATAAAAAAGCAAAGAAGTCGATTGATAAATCAGCCTCTGGAACGACTATTGAGAACGAAGAGAATAAAAGAGAAGTTAAAAACATTCTTAATCGTCGTCGCCATCTTATCCTGTTGGCGCAGAACCAAAAAGGTTTGAATAATATATTTTCTCTTGTATCAAAGTCATATAGAGAAGAAAACTTCTATCGCTTCCCACGTATTGATTATGCCATGCTAAAAGAACATAACGAAGGTGTGATCGCAGCTTCGGCTTGTCTTGGCGGTGTATATGCTGGAAACTTCTGGGAAAACCGTGAGGAAGGTGATGAAGCTGTACTTAATGCTATGCGTGAGACAACCAGGAATATGGTTGATATTTTTGGTGATCGTTGGTATGGTGAACTTCAATGGAATAATGTACCAGAACAGCATCAATTAAACCGTCTAATTATAAAAGTTTGCGATGAATTTGGCGTCGAATTGATTTCTACGGCTGATAGTCATTATCCAAACAGAACGGCCTGGAAAGATCGAGAACTTTACAAAAGGCTAGGTTGGCTAAGTAGGGGTATGCCCAAGTGGGCAACAAACACAGAACTTCCAGAGGGTGTCGAAGAAATTGGTTACGAATTGTTTCCAAAGAATGGCGATCAAATGTGGGAGGCTTACAAAGAATATTCACAAAAATCAGGAGTACAATACGATGATAATATTATCCGAAGATCTATTGAAAGAACGCATCAGATTGCTCACGAGCGGATTGAACGGTTTATGCCAGACAACACAGTTCGCCTACCA